CCAAAGGCACCAATGCACTGCTGATCAGCTGCACAATCGGATTGAGCAGTTGCACAAAGCAGTTAATCACTGGCATTAGAACAGACAACAGGGACTGAACCGTAAGTAAAACATCGTAGAATCAATGAAAATCAGTTGCCGTGTGATATTTCGTGTGATATTTTATCGAAGTGCTTAATAATCTTTCGATTCTGTTTTGCGGCTTCCAGATTGATTACATTTCTATACACTGTTTTCATCACGTTGTCACTGCCCCATCCTCCGCGCTGCAATATGTATTGGTCGGGGACGCCGATAGCGTGCATAATACTGGCCGCGTAATGTCTGAGATCATGGAAGCGGAAGTGCGGAACGCCAGAGAAGCGCACGGCCCGGCAGAAGCGGCTGGTGATCTGCTCGGGGGTGGCCTTGATAATTCGGCCTTCAATTCCCGCCATTTTTTCAATTACAAAGTGGGGGTATTCGATTTGACGATAGCTGCTGTAGGTTTTGGGCTGCTTGACGGACCAGATACGATCCGGGCCCATGACCATGCTTTTATTCACATCGACAATATCTCCATGAATATCATCTGATGTAAGGGCGCAGATTTCGCCCCGGCGCATGGGGCCAAAAGCTGCCAGCAGGATGGCAATTTCAAGTTCTTTACCTGCCACATGCTCCAGCAACGTTTTTACATCTTTGTCTGAAGGGGTGTAGAGGTCCGGTTTCTTCCGAGCCGGTAAAGTCGTTTTTAAGCGAAAATCTGGGGCAAACATTTCGATCGTGGCAGACACCAGACCGTGGGCGTTACGGACAGTTTTCGGGCTGTGATCCTTGGAAATTTCGCTGATCCAGATCTGAAGAGCAGTATTACTTAAATCTTTCAGACGGATTTCGCCAACCTTACGCAGGTAGCAGCGCTGGGTTTGCTCATAGAAAGCCACTGTGCTGGGGGACAGAACACCACGCTTGGCGTCAATGTAGCGCGTGACTGCCCCATAAAGGGTAAGATTCTCTGGGGCCTGTGCGGCCTTGCCGGCAGCCCACTCTGAGGCCATGAACTGGGCCTCGCGTCTGGTGGGAGCGGTGAAGGACTTGTAATGCTTTTTACCATCTACGTCTACGTGATCGAATACCTGGATTCGCCAGGAACCGGATGGGAGTTTTTTGGGAGTTGCCATAGTATCATTCCTCCTATTTTTGGAATTTGTGGTACAAAAAATACGCCCTTGCCAGGACGTACTAGGAATGATATAATTTGGGTGTGACGCAGATTATATCTTCCTGGCTTGCCTGGTAAGAGAAAATCTATGTGGAAAGCCGTTCCTGGTTGCCGCCAGGAGCGGTTTTTTTCTTACGTTTTTTTGAATATCTTGACAAGCTATGAACATACTATTATACTATAAATAAGTTAACTCGTGATGGATAAGGCTGGGTTCCCGAATGGGAGTAGGTTGCAAGACTTAGAATTCCTTTGCCCCTGGGGTTAGCTTATTTTTTTGATAGTGAATTTTTAAGGTTCTGAATGATATTGTCAGGATCCTTTTTTATTTCCTCAACTATGAAGTCTATAGTTTGAATACTATATCCATAAGTGTGAGTTAGTTCGTGTTTATAACATAGTTTAGGGTTACTTTTAATGTCATAATATTTGCAAAACAAATTAAAATGATAAGAATTAAATTTCTTTATTTCGCCATTGTATTTTAAGGCAATATCTGACCGTTTCAAATGCGCACAAATTTCATTAACACAACTGGTGGTGCTATATTTATGAGTAGTATTAGGATCTTTTAATTCCTTTATTATTTTAACCTTTGCCTCAGCAGAATTATCAATTCCAACAAACGAGGTTGCTTTGTCTTTGTTTTTTGTTATGTAGTGATAATGTTCGATTCGAATAGCAAACTTGTCATTGTTCATATTAATTGTTTCTGCAATATTGTCATTTGCTGTAAGCAGTCTGCTGGCAATTTCTTCAGGATATTTTACGATTATTTCAGATGCGTCAAGTGCCTTCATGCTGACTGAAAGGGTTAAAAAATTTTGCGGAATAATAGTAGTCATATCCACGTTATGGAAAGCCATCATTTTTTCATTGAAGTTCAAGACACATGACTGAAATAACGGCACATATACCATCTCATACTCCTCGGTAATAAAATGTGTACTTGTGTTTCTTAATTCTATAATTTTTTCGAGATTTAACCTAAGGGGATCTTTATTATTGGTAAAAATATTTTTAATGGCATTTTCCAATGTTATAGTTCTGTTTTTATTATCTGTGTAATAAATACTATCTGGTCCTTTAGTCTTTATTAAATGAGCTTTTAACATTAATTCCCAAGCATTACAGATGAATAGGCTGAAGCCTTCTACACGATATTTAATGGTTGGTTTATTATATAATTCAATAGCCATTGCGAACGCTTCTTTAGATTTTTCCAAAAGACGATCTTCCAATTTCTCCAATATGTTACCCTCCTCCATGTGTTTATTAAAAAGCCAGCGGCTATTTTAATCAAAAACTATAATGATACTTCAGGTACTCATTGATGGGAATACCATGCATAGAGGCTTTTCGCCGTGCTTGAGGACAATTTTTCAAATGGGCAAAAAGCATTTCGTCGGTTATTTCCATCCCACCGGGCATATTACTTGGTTTTGGCAAGTGGATCCGTTCGTTGCAATTCTCTTTAAGTAACTCTGGGGGCATTGCTTTTGTAAATCTTTGTGACAACAATAATTCGGGCCTACTTGGTTGGAAGGAGGCATAATAGGAACGATGAAACCATCGCTGGTAGTCTGCCAATGCCCGGTTGGAGGCCGCATAAGACAGGCCGAAGGTATCATGGATCTGTTCAGCATTTTTGTGGCCCATTTTCTGAATTAGAATTCGCGGAGCAAGGAAGTGGCTGGCAAAGCAATCACAGTCATCCTCAACCTGGGTCTTTAAAAATGCATGCCCCAATTCATGGGCTATCGAAAATCTCATACGTCCGGAGTGAGCATTCTCTTCATAGTACAGTGTATCATCGATCAGGCAGGCATCGTCGCTCAACTTCCGACATGCTGCCTTTTTCTTTTGGGAAAGTTCGGAATAGCCTATAATCTGAATGCCGTATTTGCGGACGACTTCAAAACAGTCAATGGGGAATTCCACTATCCCACAATCTGTATAGATCATGTAGATGATTTCATACAGTCGTTCAAAATTCATTTAATTACTCCTCGTCGTCATCTGATAATATGATACGAGCAAGTCTCATTTTTTCTTCCTGAGAGAGATTTTTACGGCTTCTGGTGTAGACGGTAAGGACATCTTTGTAGGCCGGTTCGATCTTAACACCTTTAGACATCTCATCTAATTCTTCAACTGTAATCCCTAGAGCTTTACACATCACTATAACGTTATTAACGTTGGCCTTTCCGGCTCCGTTTTTAAGGATTGTGTATACTGTTGAATACGGAAGGCCGCACTTTTCGGAAAAGGAGCGAGCATTCATACCCTGTTCTTTGATAAGTCGTTCCAAAACCTTCGCTTTTTCCATAGTTCATACCTCTCTTTTATGATACCTCAATAGGCGTTTGCGAAACGCCACAGCCCGCATAAATTCGGGCTTTTTTCTTTGTTAAAATAAAACAACTCCTCACAGGTTTATGGTAAAATTGAGATGTCCAGTAACAATCAACCATATCCACCTGAAAGGAGTTGTACCTATATGATACCATACAATCAGCTTTCTTTGGCAGATATTTTTTCAAATTGCCAGGATATTTATGAATCTGACAAACCTGAATTCCTCTCACTGCTCCAATCCCATATTGACCTTAATGAAATTGTCCCTGCTTCCTTCCGGAAGCGTTTCCATGCATCAACGGGCAGAGCCCGCAAATACACTTTGTTCGCCCTTTTATGGGCCTTGATTATTCAACGTATTTTTTCTATTCCTACTGACTCGTTGCTGCTTATTTTCCTTCATTATTCCAGACACCTCAGAGAATTCTGTGGCTTTGACAAAGTCCCCGATGCTTCTAAGATAACCCGCTTCAAACAGGATTTTCTTCCTGAACTCGAAGATGTTTTCTCACGCCTTGTTGACCTCACTGAACCCATCTGTCAGGCGATTGACTCTTCCAAGGCCAGTATGACTATCTTCGATTCTTCCGGTCTGGAAGCCTGGGTTACTGAAAACAATCCGAAATACGCGAACCGTATCATTAAACAGCTGAAAGCGTATGCCATTTCCAAAGGCTTTGACGATTCTTTTGATCCATACAAAACTGCCTATGCTTCCATGCCCTCCCATTCAGCTGCCAATCCGGAAATCAAACAGCTCTATATCGATGGGCATTTCTGTTACGCCTATAAGGTTGGAATTGTTACGAATGGACTCGGCATTTTCAGGCACATTGATTTTTACAATAAAGCCTTCTTTGAAAAACACCCTGAAATTACCATTAATAAGAAATCCGATTCTCCCGATGAGGATAAATCCGTCCATGATGCAAGGCTTTTGATTCCTACCCTCCAGGACTTTTTCGCTGCCCATCCTTTGATCCGGCCTGACACATTCCTTGGTGACTCAGCCTTTGATTCCGTTCGCCTGTATAAGGAACTTCTTTCCGGTGATACCTTTGGAACCGGCAGGCACTTCGGGAAAGCTTATATTCCTTTGAACGCCAGGGCACATCTTGAAAACCTTGACTATACCATCAATGAAAATGGGATTCCCTGTTGTCCAAAGGATCCTTCTCTTCCGATGAAATATGAAGGGACCTGTAAACTTAAAAGCGGGGTCACACGATACAAATTCGTCTGTCCCAAAGTTGTTTGGGAAAAGAATCCTGCTTCCGGAAAATACCACCGGGTCTGTAAATGTGATGCCCCATGTACCACATCTTCCTGCGGCAGGATGATTTACACTTATCCTGAGAAAGATCTCCGTGCCTATCCAGGCATTGTGCGGGGGACTGACGAATGGAACCAGACCTACAAAACCAGGACATATGTGGAGCGGTCTATCAATCACATAAAAGACTGCTTCTGTCTGGCCGGACGTAAAACCCAAAACGAGAATACACTTCACGCCGACCTGATACTCGCAGGCATCACCCAATTGATAGGTGTAATTCTCGCAGATAAGATTCATAAGTACGAATGCATACGAACGTTAAAATCCTTAATTGCGTAGGACTTATCAACTTCATAAGCCTTATGGCTTATTAAAGTGCGCCATTATCCGAATACATTACCCCCTTACTTAGGCCATTCTGCTTCGCAAGGTGACTTCTTTATTTGGAATCAATATTGGATACCTGTTTCGCAATCACCTAATGATACCTCAATTATATATGATGAAACGCAAAAAGTAAATAAAAATATTTGGAAATCCGTATATTTTTTGAAGTGCACATAAAAATATTTGGAAATCCGTATATTTTTGCTTGACATTAAACGAATATCCAAATATAATACGTGTATGAAGTTTGGAAGTCCAAACATGAAAGGAGGATATCAATGTACAATAATTTGCTTAAGGCAATGAAGGATAAGAAAATAACCTTCACGCAAATTGCAGAATTACTTCATTGTCAGCTGAATACGGTGTCGGATAAGGCAGATGGAACTGTAAAGAGTGGGTTTTCTATTGATGAGGCATTGCTCATCAAAAAAGTGTTTTTCCCGGAATACGACATCGTATATCTTTTTGAAAGAGAAGTCAATGCGGCATAAAAACAAACACATGTTCGGTGAGACCAATATACCACTATCGGGCAGGGGTGTCAATGGGAAAAGGAGGTGAGAAGATGCGGTTTACACTGAAAGAATGGCTGGATTTGCAAAGAAATGCAGTGAGAACATGCGCTGGGCCGGAAAACATAGTTCCGAAAGTTATTTTTGTAGGAACTGTGACAGAAGATGGAGCTATAGACGCGGACATGAAGCTGGTAGCAGCAGCCGAATGGGAAAATTTTGAAACAGCTTGGAAAAGAATAAGCGGAGCAAATTGTCTCAATAAAGATAAGTCACTCCGCCAAACGCCTCAATTTTTTTTGAGTTGTCGTTGATATGCGGTTTCAGTCATATCTTCCCATGATTCGAATTCTGAATGCAAACTAATGGATTCATCAAAATATCCACTATCCAGTTTATCTAAATCGTCTTGGGAAGTTATATCACAGCCTATAGCTTCGCAAAAATCAACAAAAGTATTGTGTTTAGTGAAATCTTGCATGAATGAATCGGGAAAAACATCGAAAATGCTTCCAGATGATATGTATTCCAAGCGTTTTTCGATATCCCCGGAGTGGTCACCTATGGCAAGTTTGATTTTAACCATGTGGGTTCTCCTTCCATTTCGTACTCGGCGCTGCAACGCCTGTAAATACAGTATAGGACAGGGGGAGGAAAACATCAATACAGAAAAGGAGTGATTAAGTGAACGACTTAACAAGAACTACAATTACATCGATTGAGGCCGCAGAGTGGTGCGGCAAGAAACATAACGATTTGTTAAAGGATATCCGCCGCTATGTCGGCCAGTTAGCCGAGGGGAAAATTTCCCACGGCGATTTTTTCAAGGAGACCACCTATCAGGACGTAAATAATCAGACACGCCCATGTTTCCTGGTCACAAAAAAGGGCTGCGAGTTTATCGCCCACAAGATGACTGGACAGAAGGGGACAGAGTTCACGGCGCGGTACATTAACCGTTTCCATGAAATGGAATCTGGAAAGCTTCCCTGCCCCCTCAATCCCCAGATCGCCTCCAGCGTGGCAGAGCTGGGGCGGGTGACGGAACGGATCATGCGCAAGCAGGGATCACCGGCGTATAAGATTGCGGAGGCGTTCAAACTGGAATGCGAGCAGTTCGGCATTCAGCTCCCGGCAGATTTTGTAAAAGTACCTGATTATGAGCAGTTGTCGCTGACAGAGCTTTTGAGATGACCTGCAGAACCTGCTGCCACGGCCGCTGGTGTCTGGAGCGTGACAGGCGGTATCCATGTAGGAATTATAGCAGGAAGGAGGGAACGCGTAATGAAAAAGAGCGCATATCAGCAGCGCGAGGACGAGGTGAAAATCCTCATCAATGAAGCAAAAGTTCGAAACAACCTGACCGACGAAGGTCTGGCAAAGAAAATCGGAATGCCGCTGGGGACGCTTCGAAACCGAAAAGTTCATCCGGGGAGATATCGGCTGGATGATATCTGGTTGCTGGAGCAGCTGGCGGGCAGAAGGTTGGTAGGAGGTGATTGCGGTGATCAAGGTATTGGATGACCCGAACTACACCGAGCTGCAGGAGGAGAACACCTGGCTGCGCGGCAGCCTGCGGGAGGCCCGGCGGAGCCAGGAGAGCGCGGAGCGGATGGCGCTGATGTGTATGGTGCTGTTTTCGATCACCGGAACGCTGCTGGCGTTGACTTGGGGCGGGATTATTGTGGTGTGAGAGGAGGCAATCATGAAGAGAGAGCAGATGGAGGCTATTGCAGCCAAAGCGGCGCGGCTGGCCATAAGCACACTGGACGCTGAGGACAAGCAGTTCTGGGAAGAGATAGGGCTGGATCCGTACCATGAGTATCTGGATCAGCTGTGGGCAGGTGACACCTTGTGCCTGCGGAGTTGGATCGGCCAGGAGATTGAGGCGGGCTGCCGGGAGGCAGTGGAGATCATGAAGATGTGGATCCGGGCAGAACTGCCGGTGGCGTGAAAGGGAGGTATATATGGCAACATTCATTGAAATTAATGCAGACATTTTCAACGTTGATAAAATTCAGGCGATTATTCGCAGAGATGAGAAGAACCGTCTGGGATACGACAATGGAGTTTACCTTCTCGAAATTCATATGGAAGGGGGCATCGGTTCCATGTCGAAAGCCTATTCATCTAAGAAGTTTCGTGATGATGATTTTGTGAAGGCCAGAAAGCAGTTGATGGGAAATAGTCGTACAAAAAAAGAACCCCAGACGGAGGCAACCGTCCGGGATTCCAGTAACTAAAAAGTGATCTTACAGCCCCTATTATACGGGGAAAATCGGAGGAAATCAAGATGGAAGATAAAAGTTTTCGCAGCCTGGTATTATTGCAGGAGCTCGTAGCCAAGAGAGCCAGAGAAGGAGCGGAGTACTCCTCTGAAAAAGAGGCATATCACTGGGTGATGGAAGAGATCGCACAACTGATGGCAGAGATTGTTCTGGAGGATTGAGACTATGATGATAAAAGCAAAGGATCTTCAGCCCGGCCAGGTGATCCGGGTGGAGTATGGGGACTATGGAAATTGGCAGAAGTTCTGTGTTGAGGCCATTAAACGGACAGAGAGCAGGCTCGTCACTTATGTACATAGCTGTGACTGCAGCCCGATAAAGACAGATTTCTCATTTCGGTTGGATGAAGAGGTGGAGGTGATCGTAGGTGAAAACGCTGAATTTTAGAACATTGACTGCCGGAGAGATTGATTGCCGGATCGCTACAGTAAAAGAGTCCGGCATTTCCCTTCTGCTCTATAAAGACGCACGGGTGGACCAGAACATTCTGGATGAGGTGGTGGGACCGATGAACTGGTCCCGCTCCCACCAGCTGATCGGGGACCGGCTCTACTGTACCGTGTCGATCCGGGATGGAGAGACAGGGGAATGGGTGGCCAAGCAGGATGTCGGGACAGAGAGTTACACAGAAAAAGAGAAGGGACAGGCCTCCGACAGTTTTAAACGCGCCTGTTTTAACTGGGGGATTGGGAGGGAGTTGTATACGGCCCCCTTCATCTGGATTGGCCGGACGGACTGCAGCATTCTGGAGGCAGTGGATTCAAGAGGACAGAAGCGGTACACCTGCTATGATTCATTTCATGTTACCCAGATCGGTTACGATGAGAACCGCAACATCAACGCGCTGGTAATCAAAAAGGATAAAGGCGGCAAAGTTGTCTATACCTTGGGGCAGAAGCAGCCTGCGAAGGCGGAATCACCGGTACCTTCCACTTCTGATCCGGGCCGTATAACCCAGGCGCAGATCAAAACACTCCTGGAAACCGGAAAGAAAAAGAAGGTGAACCGGGCGTCCATCTGCGCGACCTTTGGCGTGAAAACGATGGAGGAAATGACGACAGAACAGTTTAAGGAATGCATGTCCCGGTTCCAGGGACTGCCGGATCAGGAGTAACACATGGAGGCGGCGGGCATTTTGAAAACGGTATCCAGGGACTGGCAGTCTGGGAAATTTCTTTTGACCTTTGAGGTGGAGGGGGATATCACGCGGCAGTTGGAGGGAATCCGGGAGCAGCGGCTGTCCATCGTGGCCAGGCGATTCCGCAGGAAGCGGAGCCTGGACGCCAATGCCTATTACTGGCAGCTGCTGTCCAGGCTGGCAGAGTCTGCAGGAATCTCCAAGAACCGGGCGCATAACCTTATGCTGCGACGTTATGGGCAGACTGAGACGGTCGATGGCCGGATGATCTATGTGGTGGTGCCGGATGATGATTCCGGCGAGGAGAAAGCCCTGGAAGCGGAAACCTATCACATCAAACCGACGTCGGAAGTGAAACAGGCAAGGGATGGCGCTGCATTCCGTACATACATCATGTTGAGAGGTTCCAGCACCTATGATACCCGTGAGATGTCTGAGTTGATCAACGGCCTGGTGTCGGAGTGCCGGGAAATGGGGATCGAGACCATGACGCCGGATCAGCTGGCGGAGATGATGGCTTTGCATGAACAGCACTGAAAGAAGGAACGTCCATGAAAAAGCTGTACAGCGTTTTGACGGATGATATGGAGCACTGCATAATTACCGGGGATTGCAACGTGGAACGGCACCATGTGTTCAATGGTTCAAATCGGACACTGTCGGAACGGTACGGTTTTATTGTACCGCTTCGGCCGGACTGGCACAACATGACCCCATACAGTGTCCATATGGATCAGCAGTTTGACCTGAGCCTGAAGCGGAAAGCCCAGGCGTATTATGAAAGCCACTATGGCAGCCGGGAGGAGTTCCGGCAGACATTTGGCAAGAGTTATTTATAAGAGACAGGGAACAACGGTATGCTTTGCTTTTAATATGTCACGATAGGACCGTAAAGTATACTTTCTGATTTTTCAGCGCCCGGCGGGTCCTCCTGCCGGGCAGAAAGGAGGGCACATGGGGAAATCCCAAAGGGAGAAGGGCAAACGCGGGGAACGCGAGCTTGCCGGCCAGCTGCGGGAGTATGGCTATGACTGCCGCCGGGGCCAACAGTATTGCGGCCGCAGCGGCGCCGCCGATGTGGTAGGCCTTCCGGGGATTCACATCGAATGCAAACGAGTTGAGCGGCTGAATCTGCATGACGCCATGGATCAGGCGGTGCGGGATGCCGGGGCTTTACCTGAGGATGGAAGGCCGTTCCCCGCGGTATTCCACCGCCGGGATCATGAAGAATGGCTGGTTACAATGCGGTTGGAGGAGTGGATCCACCTGTACCGCGAATGGGAATCCGGCCGGGAACTGGGGTGATTCAATGAATTACATTGCTGAGATCAAGGCGTTTTACGATACGCTCGAACTAAACCCGCTGCCCTCACCCGCCATCGCCTTATGGCACGCGCTGATGTCCATAGCGAATAAAACGGGTTGGCAGGAAGAGTTTACGGTAGCAGTATCAGTCCTGGTGCTGAAATCGGGACTAAACGCACAGGCAATCAAACGGGCCAGGAACCGGCTGGAGCAGGATGGGTACATTTCCTGGAGATCCAGGGGAGGGAATCAGGCTGCGATTTACCAGGTGCATTCGCTTGTGGTACGTTCTGTGGTACAAAATGAGGGTACGATTTGTACCACAAAGTGTACCGAAAATGTACCACAGACCGAACCACAGAGTGAACCACAACCTGTACCACAAAGTGTACCTATTAATAAACATAAACATAAACTAAACAAAACTAAAAAGAAAGGTACTAACGTACCTCAAGAAAGTGTGGACGGATTTTTCGAAGCGCTTTGGAAGCTTTACCCGGTCAAGAAGGGGAAAGGCGCGGTTTCAGACACCCAGAAGCGGAAGCTGTTTGGAATCGGCCTGGAGGAGTTGGCGCGGGCCGTTGAACGCTATTGTGCAGAAATGCAGGGCAGTGATGTGCGGTACTGGAAGCATGGCAGCACGTTTTTCAACAGTGGCTATGTGGATTATCTGGATGATGAGTGGGCAAAGTCCCACCAGGAGGCCATCCTGCCGGACGCGGTGGAAGCACAGGAGGAGGCAACGGTTGATTACGGATGGGAGGATGACTGAGGAACGTCTGGATTTGTTCAGGAGGTGAGCGTGTGAGATACGAGTTTAAGGAGCAGGACGCATGGGATCTGGTGCGCTTTCTTGGAATCCAGGGGAAGCAGCGGGGAGATGAGCTGCAGCTGGCGGAGTGCCCTTACTGTCACGGCGGGAAGAACCGGAAGGACAAAGGCTCTTCCGCCATCAACCTGCGGACTGGGCAGTTCAAATGCCTGCGGCAGAGCTGCGGAGTTCAGGGAAATATGCTCACACTGGCCCGGGATTTTGGATATACGCTGATTCCTGAGGCCGAGGCGTCCACCAGGAGCAGAACGACATATAGGACCTTGAAAACACCAAAGGAGCCGATCCGGCCCAAGCCGCCGGCGGTGGCATACCTGGAAAGCCGCGGGATCTCCCGCCGTGTGGCGGAGCGGTATGAGATCACGGTGCAGACAGAGCACCCCAATGTACTGGTATTCCCCTTCTACGACGAGAATGGGGATATGCAGTTTGTGAAATACCGCAAGACGGATTTTGATAAGGCCAGGGACAAGAACAAGGAGTGGTGCGAGGCAGGAACCAGGCCTATCCTGTTTGGGATGAAGCAATGTGTGGATTTCGAGACTCTGGTGATTACGGAGGGGCAGATTGATTCCCTGTCCGTGTCGGAAGCCGGGGTAAAGAATGCAGTTAGCGTTCCGACCGGGGCCCGAGGATTTACCTGGGTGCCGCATTGCTGGGAATGGGTGAGAAAGTTCCGAAAGATCGTGGTATTCGGTGATTTTGAGAAGGGACATATGAGCCTGCTGGACGAGCTGCGGCAGCGTTTTCCAAACCCGGTCTACCGTGTAGAAGAAGCCGATTATCATGGCTGTAAGGACGCCAATGAGCTGTTATGCAAGCATGGAGCTGCCGCGGTGAAGACGGCGGTGGAACGGGCAAAGCCGGTGCCGGTCCGAAGGGTGAAGCCGCTTACAGAGGTCAGCCGGGTGGAGATTTATAAGCTCCCGAAGCTGAAAACCGGGCTCTACCAGCTGGATCGGCTGCTGGGCGGGGGCCTGTACTTTGGACAGGTGGACATCATTGCAGGGAAACGCGGGGATGGGAAGAGCACACTGGCGGGCCAAATGATGGCCAACGCGATGGACCAGGGGTATAAATGTTTCGTGTATTCCGGGGAGCTGCCGGATTATCTGTTCAAGGCCTGGCTGGACTTCCAGGTGGCAGGGCCGGCAAATGTGGTTGAGAACTACCGGGAAGACGGGAGTGTCAACCGGTTTGTGACCAACAGCAATATGGACCGGATGAACGCCTGGTACCAGGATAAGTGCTATCTTTATGACACGGGGATAATTGATGATGATGAACCTGAGGATCTTGTGAAAACCATCCGCAGCGCGATTATGCAGTATGGGGTCAGGGTGATCCTGATCGACAACCTGATGACGGCCATTGACCTGGATGTGGACGAGAACACGGAGAAGTATGACCGGCAGTCCCGGTTTGTGAAGAAGCTGGCGCGGCTGGCCATGCAGTATGAGGTGTTGATCCTGTTAGTGGCCCACCGCCGTAAAAATGGATATACGAACGATACCAACGACGAGGTAAGCGGATCGGCGGATATCACGAACCTGGCTGGGATTGTGATGAGTTATGACCGGGACAAGGAGCTTCCTCCAACGCAGCGGCGCCTGGTGGTGTCCAAGAGCCGTCTGATGGGGAAGCTGTGTCTGGACGGATATGTGATGGATTATGACGAGCGGTCAAAACGGATCTATGGATTGGGTGATGAGTTGAACCGTGAGTTTGGATGGCAGAAGGCGGAGACATTCGAACCGGCGGAGGGGATGGTGCCGTTTGATGAGGAGATCAGTTTTGAGTAGGAGATATGGATGGACAATGAGACAGTGGCAGCAGTGCTGAAAGAGGCACAGCGGTTTTGGCTTAAGTGGAGGGACCGGGTACCGGCGCGGGATTCTGAGCAGTGGGATGAGTTGTCGAGCGAGGCGGGAATGATCAAACAGAAACATGGGACCTGGATGATCAGAAAGTGGGAAGGCCCGACGCCGACCATGGAAGAGGAGCCTGTGGCGGCGCCGATTGTGAATTGGTTCATGGATGAGCTGGAGGCCCGGGAACGGGCGGCATATGGGAAGGAGAAGCGGAATGCGTAAAGCGAATCGAATCATGATGGTACAGAACATGGTGAACACGCTGGCAGAGAGCGTGAAGGAGTATGAGAATTTCGAAGTGAGGAATGGCCGCGGGCCGTTGTACAACGAACTTGATATGTATCACACCAAGGAATCGATCAGACGCCGGATCACGCAGGCCAGGGCGGAATTGCTGCAGTTGGAGAAAGAGTTGTAGAGCGGAGGTGAAAGGGATCGATGATCAATGTGGGCGATACAGTGACCTGGGAAAGCCAGGCACAGGGAAGTTGGAAAGAAAGATCGGGAAGGTAATTGCAGTTGTGCCGCCGGGGGAAAGCGCCCTGGGATGGGTACCGGCAGAAGCCAAGAAAAGCCATGTCAAGTTTGAAGTGGACATCTACCTGAAGGGGGACCGAGCGGTGGTGGCGGTGCCGGCGGGAACATATGGAGGGCTGACACATTATTATGCGCCGCGGGTGTCGGTTCTGGAGAAAAGGATGGAGGAATGTACATCATGAATATTCCATTGCACTATCCCGGTAGCAAGAAGAGGATTGCACCATGGATTATTCAGTACATGCCGCCCCATCACAGCTACTTGGAGCCGTTTTTCGGTGGTGGTGCGGTATTGTTTGAAAAGTGTCCGGCGCCGATAGAGACGGTCAATGATCTGGATGATGATGTAGTCAATTTCTTTCGCGTGTTACAGGATGTAGAAAGCCGGGAACAGCTATGTGCATGGCTTGATTATACGCCCTATGCTCGATCTGTATATGAGGAATCCTTCACGAATCCATCAAGAACGCCAGTGGAGCGGGCTGCATACTTTGCAATCAGATCATTACAGAGCCATGGTTTCCGGATAACAGAGAAATGTGGATGGAAGAAGGATGTGTATGGCCGGGAGGCTGCTTATGCGGTCCGCTACTGGAACGAGCTGCCGGCTGCGTTGGCAGAGATGGCGGAACGCCTGAAGCAGGTACAGATAGAGCACCGGCCAGCCTTGGAACTTATCAAAGCATTCAACCACTCGAATGTTTTGATTTATGCAGATCCGCCCTACGTGCTGTCAACTCGTGGACGAAAACAGTATCGGCATGAGATGTCAGATCAGGATCATAGGGAATTGTTAGAGGCATTGTGTGAGAGCCGGGCTAAGGTTATGCTGTCGGGATATGAGTGCCCTCTGTATGAGGAATATCTGTCAGGATGGCATAAAGCACAGATTGGAGCCAGAGCGCAGCACAATTTGCCTCGGGTGGAAACACTCTGGATGAATTATGAGCCTGACAAGCAGATCTGCCTGGGAGATATGTTGGCGTACACAGATTGATTGGGAAAATCGTTATTTTGAGGAGAAACAATGTTAAATAGGTCATTAGTTTCCAGTAATTCAAATGAGTGGGCTACACCACAAAAACTTTTTGACATGCTGGATTCTGAATTTCACTTTACGCTTGATCCTTGTAGTTCCCATATGAACTGCAAGACAGATAAACACTATACAATTAATGAGAACGGTTTGCAGCAAGATTGGAGTGGAGAACATGTATTCATGAATCCGCCATATGGATATCAGACTTCACAGTGGATCGAAAAGGCTTATAAGGAAAGCTTGAGAGGTGCAGTTGTTGTATGCTTAATAGTTGCGCGAACAGATACTTCTTATTGGCACGATATAATTTTTAAGTATGCAGCTCAATTAACATTTGGGTGAGGTGATAAAATGTATAAAAGTGTGTATGTAAAAACGCTTGGATGTTTTGCAAGGGGAATCGATTGCAATGAATTTATTTTCACTGACGTTGAAATCGAAGATACTTCAAATTATCTGACCTTATACAGCAAAGACGGGACATTGGCTTTTAAATGTAGAATTGATGATATTGATCGCTTTGCTAAAATGGAAAACTGACATTTGGTGGAGGAAATAATTGAATACAGAAACACAGTTCTACAAGGGCATACAGCTTAAATTAATAGAACGAAATTACGGCACCAGGAAGGCTAAGCGATATACGCTCAACGGCACTAATCAGAATGTATGGATACCTAATAAACACCTCACTGATGACGGCACTATAATCCAGGGAGAAAATATTGATTATGTGTTCAGGAAAGCCAAGAGACAGTTAGAAATAGCCGGGATAACGCAGGCTATACAAGGCATTAAACGAAGGACTCGGAACCAATAGAAAATTAGCACTTCTCCAGGCCAATCCTGCGGGGAGGTATGGTTTTCGCAGGATTAGTCTGGACATTTTGGAAGGAGGGCGAGATCGTGGAGAAACATTATTGTGACGTTTGCGGCGCAGAGACGCCGGTGGGGCACCGAAAGATGGTGGTTGAGATAGAGCAGATCCTGGAGGGCGCCGGGGTGGAAGATCTGTGCTGTAGCTGCCAGGAGAAGGCCAGGCAGATCGCCTGGGGCGATGTTGTGCGGGCGGCCATCCAGCGCGCGGGGAATACGGTATGAGGCGCAGGGAGTCCAAGGTCATCCGGGCTGACAAGGCAATGGCGCTCCGGGCCAAGGCAGCCACGGCAGCGGAGGCGCTGCGAGAACTGCCGCCGGATACCTGGTCCGCCACAATGCCGGCGTACTGCTATACGATGTTGTGTCCGGACCCGGAGCTGCGGCAGCCATTGAAGGGAGTGGGATGATGGAGAGAGTAAGGCCCATAGAGGTACAGGCGATATGCTTGATTTGTCGGAAACGATATCCGGTTGGGACTTCGCGGTGCAGCTGCGGGGGCAGGCTGTACGTGACGGGGATATACAGGAGTGCCTTGAAGATTGGAGGTGCAGCGTGTGAACAGAGCGGATCGGCGCCGGCAGGCCCGCCAGCGGGATCGGATCAGCCAAGAGATCATACATAAGGCCCAGCAGCAGCTCAACGACGGCCGGGTGGAGGCCATGATGGTCTGCATGGCGCTGGGGCTGCACCAGGAGTTCGGATTTGATCGTGATGATTGCCTGCGGGCACTGCGGGCCGTGGACGCCTTGATGGAGCCGTGGATCCGCGGGGAGTGCAGCCTGGAGGATATGCAGCGGCAGGTGCGGGAAGAGATCGGGATTGAGATCAGGTGTTGAGGAGGTGATACCGATGGACAAGGTTCGGAAGCGGGATATGAAACTGAGCGATTACAATATTTCCCGCGCAAAGTATAATGAGCTGAAATATTTTTGTATGCAATATGAGGAGAAAAAGCGGGAATTGCATAAAGGCTATGGTTTGAATGCAATCGTCAATGATGGTTTACCAAAAGGAAACCTTCCTGGAAATCCAGTTGAGGGTCAGGCTATCCGTAATGCGGTTTTGCAGGCAGATGTTGATTTAATTGAGCACACAGCTATGGAAGCTGGAGCTGATGTTTACCAATGGCTGATAAAGAATGTGACGGAGGGTGTTCCTTATGAATGGTTAAATGTTCCTTCAGGCCGTCGGCAGTTCTACGAGACACGGCGGTATTTTTTCTTTTTACTGGCACAGAAAAGATAAATAAAAAGTGGGTAACTCAAAGGGGGTACTTCCGTGATATTCTGGTAGCATGGAAATGGTTGAAAAAGTTATTTCCATCCCCCAACCTCCCCATAAGACACGGCCGCCGGGTGCAACAGCCCGCCGGCTGACTCGCCGGTATTGCGACTGCAGCACACAGTACTGCTGAATATACCGGAAAACTAAAACGCCGGTACACCATAAGTACGTCAGGCACTGCGCAGCATAAGCCGGGCTGGGTTCCTGAATGGGAGTAGACCACAAGGTTTAGAAGTCCCACGTCCGGCGTTATAACAGGAACGTATTCCGGTGTCCTTCGGGCCCGGGGGCTTTTTATGGCATAAAACATAGAAGGGTAAAAAAGGTGTGGAAGGATACGAAAAAAGGCAGAAAAGCGCAAAAAGGTTAAAAATGCGAATAAAAATTTTCACAATCTATTGATTTCTGCATAAATTACGTTATAATAAAGGTACATATAGTTGTGTATCGTTAAGTATGATTAGGCAACACTATATGTAACATAAAAAAAGCTGTGCCAATAATTTGGGAGGTGATATGTATGGCAACAAGCAGTATCTTAAAGGATGTAACTATTAAAGATCGCCAGCGTGCACATACATTCGTAGAGGCATTGCATGAAGCAGAGAATAAGAGATTTGAGCACGTTGCGATTAGTAGGAAGTGTTCGGAAATAAAGGGAGATAAAATCAAAGATTTCTTTGGTAAACGGTAAAATGGCAGAATTCGTTCAGATCAAATTAGATGATATGCTAAATCAATTAGGAGAGAATGAGGTAAAATCTATTCTCTCCTCTTTTGTGTGTAACGAAAATTTTGATGTGCAGGATTTTATACAAAATAAAGCAATCGAGTTTTCACGACAAGGTCTGGCGAAGACAACGTTGGTGTATTGGAAGTCTGATGATAATAAAGAAAAGTACCTTGTTGGATATTATGCTATTGCGCCCAAATTTATACGTGTTTCCCGAGAGGCTGTTAGTAAAACAATGGCAAAAAAATTAAATAATCATGGAAGTTACGATGACGGCACAAGAGAGTATATAGTGCCAGCCCCTTTAATCGCACAATTAAGCAAGAATTACGCAGAGGGTAATGACACCTTAATTTATGGTTGTGAGCTATTACAGATGGCAGTGGACAAAATTAAAGAGATACAAAATGAAATAGGTGGTCGTTTTATATTTTTGGAGTGCGAAGAAAAGGAAAAGCTTATTGATTTTTATAAAAGCAATGGTTTTACCGCATTTGAAAAGCGTAAAAAGGGGAAGAATGAGACTGGCACGGAGTATCTTATCCGTTGGTTGAGATATTTGAAATGAATTACATATATTAATCAGGGGCCACCTCCGGGCGGCTCTTTTTCTATACCAAAAACAGCCAGATTGGAAGGTGAGGTGATTGGCAAACAATGAAAACCTAAAGCCGGTACGAACCAAGAGCGAAGCAAGAGAGCGCGGCAGGAACGGTGGAAAAGCTTCTGGGAAGTCCAGGAGACGCAAAGCTGTATTCCGTGAGACTTTGAACCTCCTGCTGACGCTTGACATAGATGATGATGAATGGGCACCGCTCCTGCGGTCACTGGGGCTTGACTGTACGCTTGAAACTGCCCTGAACATGGCAATGATTAAAGCTGGCCTGGCAGGCAACGTGAAGGCGTATGAGGCCGTTGCTAAGTACGCCGGGCAGTCGCCGCAGACGGAGGCAGATGACGAGGAGCAGCGGATCCGGACGGATCGGGCGCGGCGTGCCAGGGATCTGGAGGTTGGTGATACAGATAATAGTGATGGGATCCGGTCTTTCTTAAAAGCCATGCGGCCGACGGAGGAAGAGTTGGATTCTTTATTTACGGAACAGGAGGGCGGGGACGATGCCGAAGAAACAGAAGAAGCCGGCAACGTTTAAGTTTGCTCCATTTTCTGATCAACAGAAGCGCCTTATGCACTGGTGGCGTCCCGGACTGCGGTCTGCGGAATGTGATTATGTGATCGCTGACGGATCCATCAGATCTGGTAAGACAATCGCCTGCATTATCGGATTTCTTACCTGGTCCCAGGAGACGTTTCAGGGCGAGAGCTTTATTCTTGCCGGTAAGACCATGGGTGCACTCAAAAAGAACGTGGTAAAGCCCATGTTGAAGATTCTGGAGGCTTGGGGCTGGCCTTATGAATATGTCCGATCAGGGTCAGAACCGCACATAGACATCGGCAGCAACACCTATTACCTGTTTGGAGCCAATACGGAAGCTGCGCAGGATTCGCTGCAGGGCCTGACGGCTGCCGGCGCATATGCGGATGAGGCGGCGCTGTTTCCACAGTCCTTCATTGACCAGATGATTGCCCGGTGCTCTGTATTTGGGCGGAAGATCTGGCTCAACTGCAACCCGCAGGGGCCGCACCACTACATCTATGAGTGTTACATCGTACCGGAGGCAGCAAAGGAAAAGGGCGTTTACCATCTGCATTTCACGATGGACGATAACTTGTCTTTGCACCCGGACATCAAAGCTGGGTATAAGCGGGCGTGGCCAGCAGGGAGCGTGTTTTATAAGCGTTTTGTACTGGGCCTCTGGGTGTCGGCTGACGGCCTGATTTATCAGCAGTTTGCTGACAACGTGAGAGATTACCTTGTCAGCTCGGAATGGCTGGATGATAACCAAATCATGTATGCAGTAATCGGCGTTGACTTTGGTGGTACGAAGTCAGCGCATTCTTTTACCCTGACGGGGTTTACGAAGGGCTTTAAACAGGTGGTTGTCCTGGACGAGTATTATCGCAAGAAGCGGATCAACCCAAAGCAGCTACAGGATGACTTTGTGGACTTTGTAAGGCGTGCACAGAGTCGCTTCAAGGTCTATGAGGCATACTGTGACAGCGCAGAACAGACGCTGATCAGCGGATTGGAAATGGCCTGTATTCAGGCCCATGTGGCAATCGACATTAAGAACGCGATCAAAGGGCCAATCAATGACCGGATCGCCTTTTATAACAGCTTGATTGCACAAGGCCGTTGGAAGGTCATGAGGCATTGTAGTCATATTATCGAGGCGTTTGAGCAGGCGGTGTATGATGATAAGAGGCCACATCAGGACATCCGCCTGGATGACGGCCTGATGAACGTAGACAGCCTGGACAGCACGGAATACAGCACAGAGAGCGTACAGGAGGATATCCTGTATATCGCGGCATAGGAGGTGATGGCATGGGAGCCATACAGACGTATTTACAGAAAAAGCGGAAGTTCGGCGGCGTGTCAGACGCCACCTACAACCACATCGATGAGTGGTTGGCGTGGTACCAGAACAGTGTTCGCAAGTTCCATATCTACTGGATCTATGACGGAATCCAGAGCAAAAAGTGCGAACGGTACAAGCTTGGAATGGCCAAGAAGGTGTGCGAGGACTGGGCTAACCTGTTGCTGAATGAGAAGGTGGCGATCAAGGCCGGGACATTCGACAAGCGGCTGAAGGAGATTTTGGAGATCAACAATTTCCATGTGCGAGCCAATCAGCTGATTGAGATTGCCTATGCATTAGGGACCGGTGCCTTGGTAGAATACCGGGACGCTGCTGATCAGCCGATCATTGATTACATACGCGCCAACATGATTTATCCATTGTCTTGGGATAATGGCGATATTACCGAGTGTGCTTTCGGCTCCGTTAGGGCTGTGGATGAGAAAGAACGGATATACCTTCAGATCCACCGAAAAGGGATTCCGGGTGATGGTGAGAACCCGAATCTGTACTACATCGAAAATAAGTACCTGGATTCCGAAACGGGTGACGAGGTGGCGCTCCCGGAGGATATCGAAGGGATTGTGGCAACAGGGTATGACCGGCCGCTGTTCCAGATCATCACGCCGAACATTTGCAACAACGTGGATCTGGACAGCCCAATGGGGATATCGGTGTTCGCGAACGCTATCGACCAAGTCAAGGGCTGTGACCTTGTGTACGACAGCTACATGAACGAGTACGTTCTGGGCCGCAAGCGAATCCTGGTGCCGTATTCACAGGCGAAGATTCTGGCAGAGCAGGATGGAACCCGGCAGCCAGTATTCGACCCGAACGATTCCGTATATTTCGCGTTGCCAGGTGACCGCCAGGATGACATGAAACTGACGGAGGTTGACATGTCCATCCGGGCGGCAGATCACGAACAGGGGCTCAATAAGGCGCTGGATCTGATGTCCCTGAAATGTGGCATGGGAACCGGCCGGTATAAGTTTGAGAGCGGCGGGGTCAAGACAGCTACAGAGGTGATCAGCGATAAGTCCGACCTGTACCAGAACCTCCAGAAAAACAAAACGCCGGTGAAGGCCGCGCTGGTTGCAATGGTCAAGGCGCTGGCCTTCCTGGAAACGGGAGCCGACCAGCTGGAAGTCAACGTGGATTTTGATGATTCCATCATCGAGGATACGAATACCACCGTGGATCGGAACATCAAGCTCGTTCAGGGCGGCCTGCGGTCAAAACTAACAGCGATCATGGAGATTAATAAGTGCAGCGAGGCCGAGGCTAAAAAAGAGTTGGAGCGGATTGCGGAGGATGGCCAGATCACTGGCCAGGATATAGACTGGACCCAAGGTGACGAAGAAAAAGAGGATCATGAGGACAATCTGGAGCCAGATGAAGAAGATGAGGAGGCTGAGGCCTAATGAGCTTGTTGGACAATCAGAGAGCTGCTGAAGGCATAGACGACCTGTATATGGATCTGGAAGCGCGGCTTATGCAAAACATTGTCCGGCACATCCAGAATTATGACCAGCCGATCCCAACGGATGAATGGTTGTTGCAGAAGCTGGCTGAGATTGGCCGCCTTGACCGCGAAAATCTTCGGATTATCAGTGAGATGGCTGGAATCAGTAATACCGCAGCACAACGAATGCTTGAGGAGATGGCCGAGAAGGTCACGGCAGAATTGGAGCCTGGATTCCAGTATCTTTCCAGACAGGGAATTGTTGGTGAGGCCGTGACGGCTGCTAAAAGCAGAAACGTCAAGCAGGTGATGAAGAATCTGCGCAAACAGGCCAAGGATACATTGAATCTGTGCAACACCACGATGTTGTATAAGGCGCGGGAGGCATATAAGACGTTGGTGCAGCGTACGGCGGACCTGGCCGGTAAAGCTGTAAATCGCCAGGGATTCTTTGATACGCTTAACCAGAACGTTTCAGCTGCTGTCATTGGCGGCCAGTCCAGGGCTCAGGTGATCCGCCAGTGTATTCGGGAATTTAACGCAAAGGGGATTCCTGCTTTTGTGGATCGCCGCGGCCGGGAATGGACACCGGAAGCTTATGTCAACATGGCAATGCGGACAACCTCAGGCAGCGTAGCAAGCCAGTTCCAGATGGCCCGCTG